ATTCAGCTTCTTTCCTTCTACAGTCATCACATTGAACTCCTCTTCCGACAGTATTTAGTAGTTGATCGTATGAAGAAAGGTTGTCTAGCTCTTTCATTTCTTCTTCGGTAAGATCTGTTCGTTCTAAATTTTTCCACCAATCTTTTCTACCCCACTTATCAATTTTTGCTTCCATTTTAGGATGAGGAATTGTTAGTGCTATAAATCCGTGATAGTAGTTTTCTTTCTGTTTACCGCAGTGGTGACATGTTTCTAATTTATTTTCCATACTATTTCATAAAAAGTTGAATCATCATTATGCAAAGTGCTAACCCAAGACATATACCTGTCTTTAAAGTGAATGGTTCTTGAAACCATGAATATGCCATGTAACTAAATACTATTACTCCTATTGAGAATCCCATTAATCTGGAAGGCCATAACTCTCCTTCAAAATGTTGTACCATATATTTTACAGACATAATATAAAGAAAAGAAATCGGAACTCCCATTAATGAGACAAGCCATGGATTATTTTTAAACCATTCCCATCGAAATTGTCCCTGTAGTTGTACAAACGTAAGTATTTGTGCTAATACTCCAAAACTAAAACCTATTAAAAATTTCATAACTTTTTAAATGTGTATTAAGTAATTATCTTTTTTCTGTAGTTGTGGATATTTTTCAACTACTTTGTTTATTATAATTCGTACTAATCTATCTCTGGAATCGGACACAGGGTTGAAGTATAGTTTGCTAGGTTTTTTATTTAGTAAGTAAGTTGGAACAACTTCTTCTACTAAGATTTTATAAACAGTATTAACTCTTTTATCATCAGGACATGGTTTTATTTTTTCTTGCATGTTTCCTAATGTTTTGTGATTTTGAGGAAGTGTTTTAGGGTCAAAAATTAAAGTTGAAACTCCAGGTATTCTAAATCCACTTTTAAACTCACCTGTGCTTTCTAGGTATACTGTCACTATAAGATTTCCACATCTATCTTCAAATTCCCAAGCTTTGTTAAATCCTAAAACATCTTGATGTGAAGATTCTTTGTACGAATATGAATTAAGTTCATCAATTTTTAATTCATTTAATTCAAAGAATTTAGCTTCTTCTAGATCGGTATTTATATGACTTTCGAGGATAAATTGTTTTAGGATTTCTGTAAGTTTCATTGGTTCTATTTTTAGTATAAATAATGGAAGATTATTATAAAATTCATATGTACTGTAATAAAATGTAACTTAATTTATATCCTGTAAATGCTCCTAATGCTGAAGGTATAGGAAATATAATCAGTCTTCCTAAATCTGTTACATATTTTGGTCTATTTAAGATTCTCCCCATAAATCCATAATATGCTAAATATCCTAGTAAAACTGCTATATCAGTTTTTGTTGCTATGAATACAACTAAAGTGGCACCAATGAAAGCAAATAAGAAATTATCTCTTACTCCTTCCCAAATTTCTTTAGCAGTAGCTGATTTGTATTCTTTTACAATTTTTTTTACTTTTGCTTTCTGTGCTTTCATTTTTAGTTTTTAAATTGCCAATCGTATTTTTCTGAGTTGCATCTGTAGTTTACTAAACTTCTTGATATGTTGAATACTTTGGCAGCTTCGTTTGCACTTGTGTATTCAATTCCCTCTACTACTACTTTTTTTGTGTTTGAAGGCTTCTTCTCTCTCTTAGCTGCATGTTCTCTCAATACCTGTTTTGTTTGCTCTGTATGCTTTTTGTTATAGAAAGGATTATTTTCCCCTGTCCTATCTTGACATCTAATACAACTCCTAGCCGTTGAATTGATTCTAGTTCCACATTTACAGAAAGTCCTACCCCCTCTCCAGTTTGGATTAGCCTCTTTTTCTTTTCCGTAAATTCTACTCCTCTCTTCCTGTGTAAGTTTGTTGAGATTGTCAGCAACTGTTCTCCTTCTTCGTTCAAGGATTTTTTCCTTATATGGATGGTTTGTTAAATTGTCTCCTCCTGATGCTTGAGCTCCTATGTTATACTCTGGTTTTAGGTCAAGATATTTTTGCTCTCTTACCAGTAACTCCTCCTCTTTACATTCCTCTTTTACAATAAACTCAAAGCATTCTTTTCCGTACTTATTCCAAGCTCTTTGTAGAAGTACTGAATGGTGCTCTCCTTTCTCAAGGGCCTGTAAATGTTGTTCCCATCTTTTTTCAATTTGCTTAGAAGATCCTATGTAACTCTTTTTTGTGTCTTTATTTAGTATTTCGTAAATTCCAATCATACTTTTTCTTTATTATAAATAGCTTGAATTTACAAAAAGTAAAAGGTAGTTCTAAAAACATGTCTAGTTTGATAGTGGAAATTTTATTGCAGGATGTGCTTCGTAATCAGACAATAACACATCAGAATGTGATGAACAATAAATTCCATCCCTAACGTGTACTGTTGGTAACTTTTTTGGTTCCCTTTTGATTTGCTCTTTACACCCTTCTATTTGATTCAGATAAATATGACAATCTCCTAGGTTACCAATCAACTCTTCAGGAACCATATTTACTTCATCTGCAATCATCATCAACAATAATCCGTATGAAGCAATATTAAAAGGAATCCCAAGTGGAAAATCACACGAACGTTGATTCCACATTAAAGAGATTGCTCTGGTTGGAACACCTAATTTATCTAAATTTTCAGTAGTAGCCATTTCCCAAACCAAATCTAATTTATCCGCTGTAATGTATTTTCTATGAATTTGAAATCTTTCATCGTGACTCAACTCTCTTGTATAAACTTGAAATCCATAATGACAAGGTGGAAGAACCATTTGGTCTAATTCTCCAACATTCCAAGCATTAACCATTAATCGTCTTGAGTCTGGATTTGTTTTAAGTTCGTTGATTAGATTTTGGATTTGGTCTATTGGGTCTTGTTTTCTATAATCACTCCATACCTCATCAACAGAATCAACTCTTCTATAATTGCTCCATTCTCTCCATTGCTTACCATAAATTGGACCTAACTCACCCCACTTCTCAGCAAAATCATCATCTGTTTTGATTTTGTTGATGAATTCTTCTTGAGCCTTATCATTATTTAAAAAATTTAGAGGGGTTGTATTTTCAAAATTTTCAGATTGTTTTTTAAGATAATTAGAGAAGCAATCACCATCCCAAATATGACAATTATTATCAACCAAATACTTAATATTTGTATCACCTCGTAAGAACCAAAGTAGTTCTGTTACGATTGTTTTGAATGGCATTTTTTTTGTTGTAAGTAGAGGAAAACCATCTTTCATATTGTGACGTATTTGTCTTCCGAATACGCTTATGGTACCAGTTTGTGTTCTATCTTGTTTTGTTACTCCGTTGTCAAGAATGTCTTGAAGAAGATCTGTGTATGCTTTGTCTAGTTTATTCATCTTTTTTACTTATTGCTTTTGATATAATTTCTCCAATTTGTGTATAACGTTCTACATACATCTGCTTAATATCTTCAGTCCTATTATCATCTATAAAAGTCTTATTCACAATTTTTTCAATCTTATTACGTGTTTTACTTTCAATAGAATCGGGACTTGAACTAAAAGGAATAAAGAATACTTCTTCGATTTCGTACTTATCGAATGTTAATTTTAATTTAGCAGATCTTGTATACTTTTCAATTACTTCAATTTGAACTTTACAACGTACTGTAGGTCCTAACTTAGTATACATTCTAGAACCGTCCTCAAATGGCTTATAAAGCTGAACTGTTATATTATCCTGAATGATGTTGTCTAGAATAAAATCTACATATTTTCTAAGTATCTCCATTACTTTTTATTTCTTAAATTATTTCTTTTAATATCTGCAGCTAATTCAAATTTATCTCTGATAAAGATATACTGGTAAAAAGGCATTCCTTCCTCTTGTAATCTCTTTACGTAAGTCTTTACTAATCTCTCAGCATTAATACAATGTCTTAGAGTCTTACATGAATTGATTACTTTCTCAATCCATACTTCAATATCTACCGGTGTGTTACTTTCTGCTGCCATTATAGTCTACTGAATTTTAATGTTTTAGTTGCTTCTACTGCTTCCATAAATTGTTTATGTGCTGAGTTTTGTGATGGTTTTCTTCCGGATGGAGTTGTTATTTTCTTTATTGCTCTAGGTTTTCCTTGATCACCCCAATGAATAAAATAGTTTTCTCTATCTTTTACAAATGCTATTTCATTTCCATTCACTGTCACTGTCAATAATGTTTTTACCATTTTATTTTATCAAATATGTTATTTAGAATGTTTTGTTTTTTTCCTCTTATTGTTTCTTCAAGGTCTGCTCTTTGTTTTGATACTTCTTGTTTAATTCTTAGAATTGCTCTCTCTAATACCTTATTATCAAGATTTAGAGGATATATCTGTTTTGAATTTACAATTTCTGCTCTCTTATCATCTATAATTAAATCAAGATGTAAGTGCGGTACTTGTATGAAGTATTTAGGAGTGTCGGGATCTTTTAGTGGTGTTTCAGATTTAGGGTGATAGAGTAATTTTAATATATTTCTATATCCTCTTAAATCTTCTTGAGGTAAATTGTATCTAAATTTTTTAGCGATTTTAATTCTAGTTCTTCTAAACATAACCTTTATTTTTTAATTACTTTTTGAATTCTATCAAATAACTTTTTTAGATCTTGTTCATCATTTATTGACCATTTCTCTGTTTTTAGTACATAAAAACATCCTTCACCTCTATCAATTCCTAAATCTGATTCACATTCAATTGTCAAAAATTCATCTTCATCTTGATGTGATATGCAATTTGCTTCTTGTGAGAATTTAAATGTTGCTCTTTCTAATAAAATTTCTTCTTCCATAACCTTTGTTTTAAATTTATACCTAAATATACGAAATATATTTTAAGTATCCAAACTATTTTAATTTATTTTTATTGTTACTGATAACCATTAAGGTAAGTACAAATCCTAACCAAATGAAGCTATTTATTAATTCCATTTTATTTTAATTAATCCCACCATCCTCGTATATCTTGTTTTATAATTTTAAATAATAAATCAAATACTCTTTCTTGATTGATGTGGCCAATATTCATTGCAATAATTTTTTTAATTTCAGATTCATCTTTACCATCTAAGGTAAATGGTCCTTCACCATTCATCACTCTTTTATAGATTCTTGGGTATTTTTTAAAATATTCGTCAAAGTTTTCTTCTGTAACTTCTGAATTCCATTGTGATAGGGTTGGTTGTCCTTCAACAGGTGTAAACCACTGTCTGTCCTTATGATAATCCATATACTCTATTGCATAATCCTCGTCCTGTACTTTCTGGATTAGCTTAACGCATAATCTCATTCTCTTGGCATCAAGTTGTGCTCGAGTATGTAAATCTCTATCACCAATATATTTAGCCTGTGCTTTTAATTTATGTTTTAAAATATCAAAGATGTAATGACTGTCCCAATTTCTATCTTTCCAGATGATTGGAAACCAGTAGATAAGGTTTTGAATACCCCATTTAATGTCTTTATGATAATATCTAGCTTCATGTTCCCACCAAAGATATATTCTTCTAAAGAAATTTGGTCTTGGTCTGTTTTTTAAGTCTTCAAAAAAATCTTCCATTATACTGTATGTTCAATTTGTACTCTTACACAATTCTGAGGTAAGCGGTGTATGTGTCGGTAGTTGTTAATCATTCCCATCATGTTAGCTGAACCTACTGCATTGGCTGAATGTATTACAGTATCTGTTACAGGTTTACCATCCAACCATTCATTTATTAACCATTTTACACAATCCATTCCTGTTTTTTCAGTAATGTTACTATAATCAAGAGTGTAGTTATGGTATACGTTTTTATGCCATTCTTGCATTGCTGAAGGCCCTAAATCATGATCTAATGAGATTAATTCGATGTTTTCTAACCCATGATATGTAACTGTATCTACAAATTGTTCATAATTTCTTACTACAATCCATCCTGAATCAACTGGTGTTCTTACATCGTCTAGATATATTTTTACTTTATTCATAATATGTTTCATTATTTCTTGTTCTAGTTTTTGTAACTCTTCTGATTGTTTTCTAAATTCAGGTCCTAGTTTTTTATGTAAATCTTCTAAAGTTATACAAGGTGTTGCTTTATACATCTTTAAATTTTAAAAACTGTTTGTAATATTCTTGCTCTAATTGCTCAGGTGCGAATTCTTCCCAATGCTGTACAATTCTTTGAGCACATACTTTATGTAATTCTTCTAAAAAAGCTACACACCAGTGTTCATCTAAAGCATCAATATAATCATTCGCTAGTTGTTTATAGTCGGGGAATGATCCTGTTTCACTAGAGATTACTGCTTCTTCCATTGTTACTGGGATTCTGTGTACATAGACATGAACGTATGTACTATTATCTAATCTGATTGATTTCATAATCCTTTTTCTTTTTTAAATATTTCTAGTGATTCTCGGTTGAATTGGTTTCTTGGTTTATCTTTTAACCACTCTGCAAATTCAATAGCGTAATCATCTGCTATTTTTTCACAATATTTTGCATTTTCTTTAAAATCTACAAAACCGTCTTCAAACTTTTCTCTTAATGTCATTTCCATTTATCTTTTAAAATTACATCCCAATAACAAGTTTCTGTTTTTACTCCATCTTTTGTTGAAGTCCAAACACATGGAAATCCTTTTCTAGCTTGTTCAAGTCTTTGTTTAGTTGTCCCTTTTGCATGTCTTGAATAAAATAACCAGCACTCCCAATAATGGTCTGCTTCAACAGGTCTGAATGTTAAAGCTATTTGCCATTTAAAAAATACAAAACTCCATACCGGGTTCCATTCGTGTCTATAGTCTGTGTCTGACCATTTTGTTTTCCATCCATGTCCTACAAAATCAAATCCTATTTTTTTAGGAACTGATTTGCTTCTTCTACTGTAATCATAGAATAATTTATCAAATCCTATTTTCTCAAGATGTGATTTATTTTTTAATTCTTCAACCGCTTTGTCAATTGCTTCTTGTTTTGTGTACTTTCTCCATACTCTAGGTAGGAAATAAGGAGTTCCAATTGCAACCTCACCAATGTATAGTTTTGGTATGATTGGTTTAAAAGGAGAGAAATAAACACTCATCCAATCAAATCTGTATTTAAACCAGTTTTTCATAAATTATTTTTATTTTTTCTATTAATTTTTCTTGCGAGAATTCATTATATTCTCTAATTACAATCAATTTCTCTTCCTGAGAGAGATTCTGTACTTCATTAGCTGAATTAGCTGTGAATCCTAGTATTATAAATAATCCTATAATTACTCCTACTCCTGCTAGTACTTTTTTTGGTACTTTACTCTTCTCAAATAATAATGTTTCTTTGTTGAATTTGTAATACATAACCTTTTTGTTTTAAAATTAATAATTAAAGATACGAAAAATATTTTTAAGAGCCAAACTTTTATATAGGAAGTT